CCACGTCAGTGGGCGGTAAGCGCGCCGTGCAGCAGTTGGCGGTAGCGATCGCGGCGCAGGTGGAGAAGGATCCCGAGCGCCCCGTGCCTATCGTGACGCTGGGCAAGGATCACTATCAGCATAAATCGTATGGACGCATCTATACGCCGGTCTTTGAGATCGTCGAGTGGGTGTCGATGGACGGCGAAGAAGCAGCGGAAGAAGCCCCTGCTGCTGCCGAAGACGCGCCCCGCCGTCGTCGCCGCGCCGCCTGATGTCCGACGTCCAGCCGGAGGTGACGGACAACACCGGCAGCAGGCGCGGAGGGCGTAGTGTCTCCTCCAGCTCCGTGAGCCTGCGGACAGCCCGGAAAGACGGGCATCCAATACACTAAGGTGCAATATGATTTGGCTTGACTTCGAAACCCGCAGCGAATGTGACCTACCCGCTCGCGGCCCGTACAACTACGCTCGCCACCCGTCCACGCAGGTGCTCTGCATGGCGTATGCGATCGACGACGGCGAAGTCGAACTTTGGACGCCTGATCAGCCGTTTCCGCGTGAGATCCTGACGCACCAAATCCGCGCGCACAATGCGGCGTTCGAGCGTCTGATTTTTTGGTACGTCCTCTGCCCCGACCTTGACCTGCCGGAGCCTGCGCTCGAACAGTTCTACTGCACCGCCGCGCAAGCGCGATCAAACTGCGCGCCGGGTAGCCTTGAGGACGTCGGGCGGTTCGCGGGCGCCAGCATGAAGAAAGACCACAAGGGCGCAGCATTGGTCAGGAAGTGCTGCCTGCCACCGTTCAAGCACACGCCCGACGACTTGGCCGCGCTCTTCGAGTATTGCCGCCAGGACGTGCGCGCCATGCGCGCGATCAGTAAGAGCTTGCGTGAGCTGTCGCCCGAAGAGCTTGCCGACTACCACGTCAACGAGCGCATCAACGACCGAGGCGTGAAGGTCGATGTCGAGCTGTGCCTTGCGGCCATGCGCTACAGCGAGGCTGAGCGCGTCGAGATCGAGGCGCGCGTTGTCGAACTGACCGAGGGCGCGGTGACGTCCGTGCGGTCGCCTAAGATGCGCGCTTGGGTGCTGGAGCGCCTTGGGCCAGAGGCCCGGAAGTTGGCGCGCTCGAAAGACAAAGACTCGATTGACAAGACCGTGCGAGCGAACTTGCTTGCGATGGAGAATCCTGATGAGGTACCGCCCGCTGTTGCCGAGGTCATCCAATGCGCCGACGACCTCTGGGCGTCGAGCACTGCGAAGTTTGGCCGCCTCGCGTCGCTGGCTGATGACGAAGATCAGCGTGTGCGAGGCGCATTTGTATTTGCTGGAGGCGCAGCGACAGGCCGCGCTGCGTCATATGGAGCGCAGGTCCATAACTTCCCTCGGAAGTCCGCCAAGGAGCCCGTTGAACTTCGACACGCCCTCGTTCGAGGCCACGCTGTCGTGCCTCGGTTCGGAAAGCGGGTCACCGACGCCCTGAAGTCAATGCTCCGCCCGGCACTCGTCGCTGACCACTCGTTCGTCGTCGCTGATTGGTCGGCCATTGAGGGCCGGGTCAACCCGTGGCTGTCTGCATCACTTCAAGGCGAGGCAAAGCTCGACATCTACCGGAACAAGCTTGACCCGTACATCGTTAACGCCGCCAGTGCGTTTGGGGCCAGTTACGATGCCATCAAGGCCGGTTACGAGGCCAACGACGCAACAATGGTCGATTTTAGGCAGCGAGGGAAAGTGATGGAGCTTGCCCTAGCTTTTGGCGGAAGTGTTGGCGCGTTCGCCGCGATGGGCCGCGTTTACGGCGTGCGTGTGGCAGAGGCAGAAAGCCGCCGCATGGTCGACGCTTGGCGCCGTGCGAACCCGTGGGCCGTGATGTTCTGGCAGGATCTTGAGCGCGCGTACATGTCCGCGATGCGTCATCCGGGCCATGAGTTCACGGCGGGTCGTATAACGTATGTCTACGACAAACAGCACCTTTGGTACATGCTGCCCAGCGGGCGCGTGCTCTGCTACCCGTTTGCCAAGTTCGAGGGCGAGCATCTGACCTACGCCAAGGCGTCATGGAAGCCTGCGGCTGATGCGACCGAGTGGCCGCGAGCGCGCTTGTGGGGCGGGCTCGCTTGCGAGAATGTGACGCAGGCAAGCGCCCATGACATCCTACGCGCCGCACTACGGCAGTGTGACGGGGTTACCGCACACGTACATGACGAGATTGTGATCGAGACGGCTGAGCCTGAGAAGGCCAAAGCCGAGCTTGAGCGTATTATGGTGACCCCACCCGATTGGGCGGTGGGATTGCCGCTCGCCGTTGAGGCCAAGATCATGGCCCGATATGGCAAATAAAAACGCCCGCTGGCAGGCGGGCGCTGAACTACAGGAGAAGGTATGAATTTCGAGCAGTTTATCATCAATCTGGCGCCCGAGGGCGAGACAGCGTTATTTGTGCGCCAGAAGCCACGCAGGGACGCGAACGGCGAATTGCAGTACCACGCCGACGGCGCGCTGAAGGCGTCATGGCCGGCCATGCTGCCGGACCTGTCTCGGGCGCGTGAGGGCGCCTGGTACGGCAACACCGGGTCGTTTGTCATCGATCGGTTCGAGCAGGGTCGCCCGTCTGCGAGCGCTGCTAACGTCGACTATGTGCTGGTGATGGTGCTGGATGACGTGGGCGAGCCCAGCAAGGCACCGAAGACCTCACCCGTGCCGCCGACCTGGATCATGGAGACGAGCGCGGGCAGCTTCCAGTGGGGCTACGCTTTTGACCCTGAGGACCAACCGACCAAAGCGGCCTACAGCGCCGCCATTCGCGCGATTGCCGAGGCCGGTTACAGTGACCCTGGCGCGATCAATCCGGTCCGCAACTTCCGCCTACCGGGCTCGGTCAACCTGAAGCCCGACAAGGGCGGCTTTCAAGCGCGGCTGGTTGAGTTCCACCCCGAGCGGGTCTATCGCCTGCCGGACCTTTGCGCCGCTCTGGGCGTCGACCCAGGCCCGGACGACAGCGCGGGCGTGCGGCCCGTGCGCCTGTCGGACGACGGGGCTGATGACGTGCTCGCGTGGCTGTCGGCGCAGGGTCTGGTGCTGTCGCGCCCGAACCCGGAGGGCTGGGCTGGGGTCGTCTGCCCTAACAGCGCCGACCATAGCGACGGGAACCCCGAGGGCCGGTATCTGGGCCTCACGCGCGCGTATTGTTGTTATCACGGCCATTGTGGCGACTGGGACAGCGCCCGGTTCCTCGCGTGGGTCGCAGAGCAAGGTGGGCCAAAGCATACGCCGGGCTTGCGGGACGAGTTGCTGACGGCCAAGATGGCCGAGGTCATGTCGCGCCTGACGCCGACCGAAGATTACCCTGACGCTGCGGCGGCGGTGGTGGCCGAGGTCGAGCGCCGGGAGGCCGGACGGTTAGAGAAGGCCGAGTGGTTCGAACGGTACGCCTACGTCGCGGACGGGGACTGCTACTTTGACCTGATCGAGCGTCGAGAACTAACGCGCCAGACCTTCAACGCGCTGTACCGGCATGTGACGTGCTGGTCGGTGCACGCCACGGGCGCGAAGAAGCGCCGGGTCGAAGCGTCTATTAGCTTTGATGAGAACCGACAGGCCATGGGCGCTCGAGTGCTGGCGGGGCTGACCTACGCTGCGGGCGAGACGATCGTTTGCGCCCGTGATGGCCTTGCATTCGGTAACCGTTGGCGTGACGCGCGCCCCGAGGGCCGATCTGGTGACGTGTCGCCGTGGCTCGCGCACGTCGAGCGCCTGGTACCGGATGTTCGTGAACGTGAGCACTTACTAACTGTCTTGGCCTTTAAAGTTCAGCATCCGCGTGTCAAGGTCAATCACGGTATCTTGTTCGCGGGCGTGCCGGGTTGCGGTAAAGATTCGCTATTCGCCCCTTTCCTGTACGCGATCGGTGGCAAAGACCTCGGGAACGTGGCGCTGGTGCGGAACGAGGAGGTGACGTCATCGTGGGGCTATGCGCTCGAGTCTGAGGTGCTGGTGGTCAACGAATTGCGCCAGGCCGAGGCCAAAGACCGTCGCGCGCTTGAGAATCAATTGAAGCCTTTACTGGCCGCGCCGCCCGAGGTGTTGCCCGTCAATCGCAAGTTTCTTGCGCCGTACATGAGCGCAAATCGGTTGTTGGTGATCGCATTCTCGAATGAGCGCATCCCGATCGCGTTGCCTAGTGACGATCGGCGTTGGTTCGTCATCTGGACGTCGGCGCCCCGTATGACCGAGGCGGAATCGTCGGCGCTGTGGGCGTGGTATCTGGTGGGCGGACGTGAAGCAGTCGCGGGCTACCTGCGCGCTCGGGACGTGAGCGCGTTCGAGCCTGGCGCGACGCCTATGGTGACCGAGGCGAAGCGGATGATGACCGAGGCGGGCATGTCACCCGTGGAATCGTACCTTTTGGAGTTGATCAGGGGCCGTATAGGCGAGTTTTCCTCGGGCGTGGTGTCTGCCCCTTGGCAAGAACTTTGCGGGCGCCTGAGCGCGTTAGCGCCGTCCGGGGCGCGGGTACCCGTGTCGGCACTGTTTCACGCGCTGGCTGAGGCCGGATGGCTCGACTGCGGAATGTGTCACTCGCGCGAGCATCCCACGAAACGTCATCTGTACTGCGCGCCTGACTTGGCCGAGCTGGGCAAGGCTGAACTGAGGCGATTGTCGGAGCGCCCGCCGGGCGGCGGCGCCTTGCGCGCCGTCAAATAAAAAAGGGCGCCTTCGGGCGCCCTGATTGTTTGTGGGAAGGGTTAGAGTCGCAAGGCGACGGCCAGCACGGCGACTAGCAGACCGACTAAAATGGCCGCGATCATTCGCGCGCCAGTTCAAAGTAGAGCATTGATCCGTCCGGCGCGCGAACTCGAGCGGGTTCAATGGCCCGCTCGATTTCGTCTTGGATCGACGGCGCAATAAACCCGTCATACCAAGACGCGCCGATGAATTTGGCGTGAGGCGGGATCTCAGCAAAGCTTCGAAGGGTTTTCATGCTGATAATCCAAAAAAGAGCGCGCAACCGAGCGCGATACCGGCGATGAGAAAAAGGGTCCATTCGATGAGGTTTGAGGGCATGGTTAACGTCCTTCTGTAATGTCGCAGCATGCAATCCAGAGCAAGCGGGAAAGGTTAGCGTCATGGTCTGACATTTCGGTTAGATTCCATGCGCCGTATTCTTTCAAGGCATCGCGCACTAAATCAGGGTCTAGCTTATTTAGTTGTCGCCGGATTGCCGGGACAGTTCGAAGGATTGCGATATCAGCATCGCAGGAACCCATGTGAGCGCACGAAGCGGCTTGTGCTTTCGTAATGTTGAGTTCGATTCGGCCTAGTGATTCTGTCCACCACATGATCAGCCCCTTTCAACGAAACCAACGGCCAGCGAGCGAGCGCCCAAGCTCCATACGCGCCATGCGCCGGATGTCGTCAGCTGTCTTGGCGCCACACTTCTCACGGAAGTAGTCCCACAAGGTCGCGGCGAGCGTGGCGCATGCCGCTGCGCGGTACTCAATCGGGTAATACTGACCCGTGGTGTAGTCGACACGTACCACGTTGCCAGCCGGCACGAAATCGATTCGATGGTGCTTGGCGCGGGCGATATCGTCGGCGCTGATACTGTCGCGCCAGCCGATCGCTTTCAGCATGGCGCGAGCGTCATGCAAGTGCCGCAAGGCGCGGCGAGAGTCTGCTCGGTATGCCTCGGGCGCGCCGGCGTAGTTCGCCGGATCGAATCCAGGGCGTGATTCGATGAAGGCGTGCAAGGCGTGGATGATTTGCGAGCGTGTCATGTCGTTTGCTCCAGGTTGTTGACGCGCTCACGCGAGCGCATGGCGACATCTTGCCACAAGATTTATAGCAGTGTCAAGCCATGCTCTAAAGTTTGTATCGTTTTTCACTACCCCACGCAAAACGTGTAGCAGAGCGCGACAAGTCTTGTGACGTGGGTGAGGTGGGGCGCGTGTGGGTTAGGGGCGTGGGCGGCGCTGGATGTAGGCGTGCCCCTCGAGCGGGGTAGTGTGGGGTAGTAGGTAATATCTAAAAAATGTTTTGTGTTTATACTGTATATATATACAGTAGTGTAAATTATAGGGACTTTTTTTAGGGGGGTGCCCCAGCTACCCCAACCACCCCACAATCCCCGCGCCGACAGCCCCGCGCCAACAGCCGGGTGGCATGGGGCACCCCACGCAAACCGCATGAGCGCTTTGCTTTTGGGCTGCCCCACCCTGCCCACATTTCCAACATCAGGTAACCCTAGGCAAGCGCTTGTCGACTAGTGGGGCGCTACCCCACGCTACCCAACGGGCTACCAATTGACGGGGTGCTACCCCACGCCACCCAGCGAGGCGGGCGGGCTGGCGGGCTGGCGGATCGGAACCGCGTGGGTGAGAGCCCCCGGTGAGGGCCGGCGACCGGGCCGGTCAAAAACGGAGAGGTCGCACAAATTTTTTGCAAAATGCTATAATTATTTGTAACACTATTTGCAGCACACCATCTGGCCATGACCTTCCAATCCTTGCCGCTCACCGCGCGCAAACTAGAGGCGACCGAGGCGCGCTTGCAGCGCATCTACGAGGCTGCCAAGTTGGGTCTAAAGGGTGACTCGCTGGCGTTGAAAGCCGGCATGTTGCCGACCGAGTATCGGCGTCTGTGCGAGATGGACCCAATCGCCGAAATGGCAGAACAAAAGGGACGCGCTGACGCAGAAGGGGCGCTTGCGGCTGTGATGATGGACGCCGCGCTTTCGGGCGACACCAAAGCGGCGCTAGAAATTCTTCGTCACAGACACGATTGGGTGGCTAAGCAGCAGGTGCAAATCGACGTGGCGCAGCAGATCAGCGTAATATCTGCGCTTGAAAAAGCAGAGCAGCGCGTCATCGACGTACAGGTAACAGAACGACTGGAGCCAACACTTGCAGCAGCCGATCTACAGCGCGTCTGACGAACAGCTCTTGATGACGCGGCTTTGGCAGCCGCGCATCAAAGACGACCCGGAAGCGTTTGTGAACTTTGCGTTCCCGTGGGGGCAACAGGGCACGCCACTAGCCAACTACAAAGGCCCGCGCAAGTGGCAGCGTCAGGTGTTGCGGAAGATCACGCAGCACATCAAAGACAACGGCGGTCGGGTCGACTACAACGTCTTTCGGCTGGCGGTCGCGTCTGGTCGAGGGATCGGTAAGTCGGCGCTAGTGTCATGGCTTGTGCTGTGGATGCTTTCGACGCGCATAGGCTCGACGACAATTGTGTCGGCCAACAGTGAGGCCCAGCTCCGCAGTATCACTTGGTCAGAGATTACCAAGTGGCTGGCGATGATGATCAACAGCCATTGGTTTGAGATCAGCGCGACCAAAGTTGCGCCGGCTAAGTGGCTGGCGGAGATCGTCGAGCGGGACTTGAAGAAGGGCACGCGCTTCTGGTCAATCGAGGGGCGTCTGTGGTCGGAAGAGAATCCGGACGCTTACGCCGGTCTGCACAACCTGGACGGCGTGTGTTTGATCTTCGATGAGGCGTCTGGTATTCCAGACTCGATCTGGCAGGTGGCCGCAGGCTTCTTTACAGAAAACACGCCGCACAGGTTCTGGTTTGCCTTTTCCAATCCGCGCCGCAACCAAGGCTACTTCTTCGAATGCTTCAACTCGAAGCGCGACTTTTGGTCGACCGAGAACATCGACGCCCGCGACGTCGAGGACACCGACAAACAGGTGTACGAGCAGATCATTGCGGAGTACGGCGAAGACTCGATACAGGCCAAGGTCGAGGTGTACGGGGAATTTCCAAGCGCAGGCGACGATCAGTTCATTGGACCCGCGCTGGTCGATCAGGCGTTTGCCCGACCCAAACACAAAGACGAAACAGCGCCAATTGTAATTGGTATCGACCCCGCCCGGTCGGGCGGCGACTCGACGGTCATCGCGGTGCGCCAAGGGCGTGACATCATCGCAATCAAGCGGTACCGGGGGGATGATACGATGACGACTGTGGGGCACGTCATCGACGCGATCGAGGAATACAAACCGACGCTGACGGTGATCGACGAGGGTGGGCTGGGGTACGGCATACTTGACCGGCTGGTCGAACAGCGGTATAAGGTGCGTGGGGTCAACTTTGGCTGGAAAGCCAAGAACCAAGTGATGTGGGGTAACAAGCGCGCTGAGCTGTGGGGTGCGCTGCGGGACTGGTTAAAAACCGCGTCAATTGCGCCAGACAGGCAACTGAAAGCGGATCTGACCGGGCCTAAAACCAAACCCGACTCAAGCGGTACGATCTTCTTGGAGAGCAAGAAGGATATGAAAGCCAGGGGTCTAGCTTCTCCTGACGCCGCCGATGCGATCGCGGTGACGTTCGCATTTCCTGTCGCCTCCCGCGAACCCCGCGCAGCCACGCCCCGTCGCCACTACAGCGACCGCACCACGGGCGCAACCGGCTGGATGGGCGCATGAGCAAGAAATCTGTCAGCCTGTCAGTCGGGCGCGGCGAAAAGCTGCCAACCAAACAAGGCGCTGGGCTGACAGCCAAAGGGCGTGAGAAATACAACCGAGCCACAGGAAGCAATCTGAAAGCGCCTGCGCCCAATCCCAAAACAGAAGCAGACAAGGGGCGCAAAGCGTCATTTTGTGCACGCATGGGCGGGGTAGCCGCCAAAGCCAAAGATGGCGAACGCGCCAAAGCGGCGCTCAAACGATGGAAGTGCTGATATGAAACCAGGTCTTTACAGCAATATTAATGCTAAACGTGAGCGCATCAAAGCCGGATCGGGCGAGAAGATGCGCAAACCTGGCGCTCCGGGCGCACCCACCGCCAAGGCGTTTAAAGAGAGCGCTAAAACAGCCAAGAAGAGGTAAGTGTGGCTAGTAACGATGCGTTCACGCCAAAAGGTGTGCACAACCAGATGTTGCGCATACTGGAGAACGTTCGTGGTGGGCTTCCAGAGGTAACCAACAATTTTCTAGACATGCCGGAAGGCATACAGCCTAGCCGCACACTCGGCGCGTACGCGCACAGCTACGGACCCTTTGGGCGCATTTTTATTTCTAAGCGAGCCGGGCCTGCCGTCGAGACGCATGAGGTGGCGCACGCTACCAATTGGGATCTCGCAAAACTTTACTACGCCGCGCTACACAAAAAAACGCCTGAGGCCCGTCAATTTACAGATGCGTTTAAAAAACTTGGTAGCGGGCAAAATGTTGTAATAGCCAACAAACTAGCTCCTGATTGGATGGCTAAAGAAGACCCCTACCGTACTAGCCCCGACGAGTTGACGGCCTTTGCCGTTGGGAACACAATGGGCGGCAGTCATGGCCGCAATGAGCCTTGGCGCGGCGGCCTGCATGTTGACCCCACTTTGACCACTGAATATTCAATTTTGATGGATTTGGCAGAAAAGTACCTTGCTGCTGAGTCTAAGAAGAGGTAACCATGCCACTCGTCAAGTCACCCAGCAAAGCCGCGTTTCGTAAGAACGTAGCGGCTGAAGTCAAGGCCGGAAAGCCCGTTAAACAGGCTGTGGCCATTGCGTACTCCACCAAACGGCAAGCCGCCAAGAAGAAATAATGGCCTACGACCCGACAGGCATCATTGGCGCGGCAGAAGTCTCGGATGTAGGCGGCGCGCCGGACAAAGACACCGCGCACAAGCTGTCGCAGATGCGCAGCCGCTTCAAGATGGCGGTGGCCGCGTACAGCGACACGCGAGAAGACCAGTTGGACGACCTGCGGTTTATGGCGGGCTCGTCCGACAACCACTATCAGTGGCCAGCGGATGTGCTGTCAGTACGAGGGTCGGTGCAAGGCCAGACCATCAACGCGCGTCCGTGCCTGACGATCAACAAGCTGCCTCAGCATGTACGGCAGGTGACCAACGAGCAGCGGCAAAACCGGCCGTCGCCCAACGTCATCCCGGTCGACGACGACGCGGACATCGAAGTTGCGGAAATCTTTGACGGCATGATCCGTCATATCGAGTACATGTCGGACGCGGACGTGGCGTACGACACCGCCTGCGACAACCAGGTGACGTACGGCGAAGGCTACATTCGGATTCTGACCGAATATTGCGACGAGACGAGCTTTGATCAGGACATCAAGATCGGTCGGATTCGCAACAGCTTTTCGGTCTACATGGACCCGACGATCCAAGACCCGTGCGGAGCGGATGCCGAGTGGTGCTTTATTACCGAAGACATTCTGAAAGCTGATTACGAGCGGTTGTATCCTAACGCCATGCCGGTCAGCTCGATCATGGTGCAAGGCGTGGGCGACCAAGCGCTGTCGCAATGGCTGTCTGAGACGACAGTGCGGATTGCAGAGTATTTCTACTGCGATTACAAAGCAGAAACGCTCAATTTGTACCCTGACGGCACGACGACCTATCAAGGCACGCCACAGGACAAAATGCTGCGTCAAATGGGTTTAAAACCGACCCGTCAACGCAAATTGCAGGCTAAACGCATCAAATGGTGCAAAACCAACGGCTACGAAATCATCGAAGAGCGTGAGTGGGCGGGCGCGTACATCCCCGTCATTCGCGTAATCGGCAACGAGTGGTCGATTGAAGGCCAACTTGAGATCTCAGGATTGGTCAGGAACGCCAAAGACGCCCAGCGGATGTACAACTACTGGGTAAGCCAAGAAGCTGAGATGCTGGCGCTGGCCCCAAAAGCACCGTTTATTGGCTACGGCGGTCAGTTTGAGGGTTACGAAGAAAAGTGGAAGACTGCCAACACGCAGAACTACCCCTATCTTGAGGTAAACCCTGATGTGACCGACGGAGCAGGCAATATCCTGCCGTTACCGCAGCGGGCTCAGCCCCCGATGGCCCAAACTGGCCTGATTCAGGCCAAAATGGGGGCTTCTGAGGACATCAAAGCGGCGACTGGACAGTACAACGCCAGCCTCGGAATGACGTCAAATGAGCGGTCTGGAAGGGCTATTTTGGCCCGTCAGCGCGAGGGCGACGTCGGTACGTACCACTACGTCGACAATCTGGCGCGGGCGATCCGTCACGTTGGGCGGCAACTGGTCGATCTAATCCCCAAAATCTATGACACGCAGCGTATCGCGCGAGTAATCGGGGTGGACGGCGAGTCGAAGATGGTGCGGCTCGACCCGAACCAGCCAGAGCCCGTGCGAAAGATGGTAAACGAGCAAGGCGTGGTGGTTGCAAAGATCTACAACCCTGGCGTTGGCAAGTACGACGTCAAGGTCACCACCGGCCCGAGCTACCTGACCAAGCGTCAGGAGTCGATGGACGCGATGAGCCAGATTCTGCAAGGCAATCCAAACCTGTGGGCGGCGGCTGGCGATCTGTTTGTCAAAAACATGGACTGGCCAGGCGCACAAGAGATGGCGCAGCGCTTAAAGAAGATGATCGATCCCAAGCTGCTGCAAGAAGACGACGATCCTGCATTGCAAGCGGCCAATCAGCAGATCCAGGCAATGCAGGCGCAGATGGAGCAGATGTACAACATGCTCCAAAACGTCGGCAAGTCGATGGAAGCGCAGAAACTGCGCATTGACGAGTACAATGCGGAAACCAAGCGTATTCAAGCCGTGCAAGCGGGCATGACGCCTGACCAAGTTCAAGATGTTGTCATGCAGACGCTGAAAGATGTCATGACGGCTGGCGACATGGTGGTTGCTCAACAAATGGGTATGACACAATGAGCTGCGCAGACTTTATTGGTACGCTGTTTTTAGCGCGCGATGTCGCCCACAGTGTGCATCTGGGGACTAGAAGCTACGCCAAACACAAAGCGCTGCGCCATTTCTACAACAACATCGTAGAACTTGCCGACAAGTTTGCCGAAGCCTACCAAGGCCGGCATGGGCTGATCGGGCCAATCACGCTGATGTCGGCTAAGAAAACAACCGACGTCATTGAGTTTCTCAAAGACTCGCTTGCAGACATCGAAGAGATGCGGTACAAGGTGTGTGAGAAGGACGACACGCCGCTCCAGAACATCATTGACGAGATCGTCGGGCAGTATCTATCGACGCTCTATAAACTGAAATTCCTTGCGTAAGGGCGCGTTATGGAACTGCTAAATCCTCTTGCTGATGCCAACTACCCCGCCTATACGGCGTCTTACACGGGCACAGCGGGGTCGACGACCGCTTGGCCAGCAGGACCGCAAGGCGTGGTGGTTTGGTCAACAACCGCTGCGTACGTCGTAATAGGCGAAGGTGTGACTGCGACTACCAGCTCAACACCCATCCCTGCCAATACGCCGATTCCGTTTATCGTGCCGCAAGGTACGGGCGCTCCGTGGCGGGTCAGTGCAATCCAGATTGGCAGCGCTGGCACCCTCTACGCTAAACCCATCAATATCCGATGAGCTTTGGCATACCCATCCGCAATGGCCTAAGCTTAGGTCTTAGGCCCGTCGCCACTTTGGCAACGGATCTTTCGTCTTTTGATCCTGGGCCGCCGTGGATTGTGTTGACTAGCAGCGGCATAGCGTATCTGGTCTATCAAGTCGTTCAAGATAGCTCTGGAACAGCCTACACAGTTTCGTTTTTAGTTAAGTCAAGCAACGGCGTTGACTACTACATAGCGCCGTATGAACCAAGTCTGTACTTGGATTACACCATCCCATCAAGCGGTGTGCCGGGGGTTCAGCCGGGCTACTATCTTGTAGATGATGTTTCTGGGAATCTCACCCAGACAACATTCTCTAGCCTTATCACCTTCAGCCGAGCATCCAACGCCACCAGATACAGCCCAACAGGGCAACTGGAATATGCCC